GACCCGATGGCATCCTTGGAGAGACTTCGTAACTTTATGCGTCAGTCGATCGCTGACCATAAACGACAAGCATGAACCTCCTCATAGATACCGAGATAGTGCAGGACTACACGACCGAACCGGTTAGTGTAGCGGATGCCAAAGCCTACATGAAAATAGCGTTCAGCGATGATGACGCGTTGATCGCATCACTCATTAAGAATGCACGCATCTGGCATGAGAATTACACTGGGCGAAACTACGGCACGCGGCAACTGCATCTCACCATTGAAATGACCGCCGGCGAACTTTACGAACTGCCAGGGCCGGTGCAGTCTATTCTCATGGTGATGGTCGATGGATGCGCTACGAGCGGATTTAAGGTATATGGAGCCAATGGCGCACAGATATCGGTGTATCACTCCGGCATCTACGAGATATGGCTTACAGCAGGCTATTCCTCGCTTCCTGACGACATTAAGAATGATATTCTATCCATCACAGCGTACACCTACCAGAACCGGGGCATCGACCTCTCAAACGAAGGCGCGAACCTTGTTGACTTCCCGATGATGGCGGCGCAATACTACCGGAGGGTGGCGATATGAACATTCAGCTCAAAGGAGTTCAGGGGGTGATCAATGCGCTTGCCCAGCTTGACAATGAGGTGACGCGAGAGGTCGATGCAGAGATGCAGGCAAGTGTAAACAAGATCGCAACGATGGCGAAGCGCAAAGCACCGGCAAACTTTGCCGAACTGCGCAACAGCATCGGCAGCGAGCGCATGACTACCTTGCAATACTCGGTATTTGCCAACGCTTATCATGCGCCATACATCGAGTTCGGTACGCGGGGTAAATTTGACGATAAGATTCCTGCTGAAATTTTACCCATAGCGGCTGCCATCAAAGGAAGACCAAAGAAAGGCAACTGGACACAGTTCGTGAACTCAATTTATGAGTGGGGTACGAAGAAGAAGGTGATCAAGAAGGGTGACAAGAACCACGCAATCAATATTGCCCGGAAGATATACAAGTTCGGCATCGCCCCGCAGCCGTTCCTTTGGCCGTCATTCGTGGCTGAGCGCAGCAAACTTGTACGGCGAATTACCGACATAGTAAAAAAGAAGCGATGAAGAACCCAGGCACATCACTCCGCAAGGCATTTGCCGCCGCACTGGCATCGCTGACCTACGATGGCAAAGCGATCACGGTGTACTCTCAGCTTCCGATCGTTACGCTGCCGGACAACTACGTTTACATCAATAGCATGACCCATGCTCAGGTCGGCAACAATCAAATATTCATTCATGATTGCTCTATAACACTTGATGTTGTTAGCAAGCAATACAAGCAGCTCGACTACGATGTGACCGATGGCATAGCGACAGAAGTGATGAACACACTGACGCAATTCCCTTACTCCACCCTGACTGATACTGACTTTCAATTCGTGGCTCCGGTGCTTGCATCGAGCAACTACCTTGTTGAGCAGGACGGCAGCGCATGGCTCGTTAGGAAATTGCTTACTTTTGATATGACATTAATCGAAAAATAAACCAACGAAATGGGACAAATACAAGGCTCCGTCCAGAACATCGAGATCGATACAGCCGGCGGCACATCTTACAAGACACTCGTCTGCCTGCGCACGTCATCGGTGAACACCACGGTAAGCGTAACGGAAGATGAAACGAATTGCGGCAAGCTGACAAGTGTTGGCGATCCTGGTTTCTCCTTCTCATTCGATGCCGTTTGCGAAGTAGCTCCGTCCGTATCTCAAGTTAGTTACAAGGATTTGCTGACTGCATCGGTGAACAAGACGAAGATCACGGTGCGTTTTCAGAATCCAACCGTCACCGGTGCATCGGTTGGAACGGTGTACTACCACCAGTGCGAGGCTTATATTACCGACCTGGTGCTGAACCAAGATGCTGCCGGCGGTGCGTATGTCAACTTCTCCGGGACGATTCAGTCCACCGGTACGCTTGACATCACTCCATAATCGCATCACACAACACACACAATTATGAACGGTTACATACAAGCCGAGATCCTTGGCCGTACCAGGGGTTTGAAGTTCGGCATGCTGGCAGTCCAGCAAATAGGCATGGAGATGCAAAAGTTAGGCAAGGTCTTCGGGGACAACTCGATAGACCTTGCCGCCGTGCCCGTTATCATTTACTGGGGGCTTTTCAACAACTGTTACATCAAGAAGGAAGACCCGGACTTTACCTTCGAGGATGTGGTGGACTTCGTTGATAGCAATATATCCACTCCTGATATCTTCACGCCAATCTTGCAGGCCTTCTACGACTCCAAGTTTCTTCAGCCCACCAAACAAGCCCCGCAGGAAGAGCAAAAAAAAAGTTCGACCTCGACACGCAAGAAGGGTGGGACAAATTAAGAGCGCACGTCACCGGTGAGATAGGTCGCAGCGATTATGATGCGCTGACCTTCCGTGAAGTCTCGCTCATCATTGAAGGCTATCAAGAGCGACTCATTCACGACTACCGCAACACGCGGCTTGTCATGTACATGATGGCAAAGATGTGGGGAGACCCAAAGAAGGTGCCGGATAGTCCTGAAGCACTATGGAGATTGCCGGGTGACGCGGACACCGGGGTGACAGAAGCAGACATCGCCGAGATGTTTCGTAAATTGCGGTCAAAGGAGCAAGGTGGCTAACGAAGCATTAACAATATTTATCGGCGCAGACACAAAAGATATGTCTGCCGCACTTCGGCAAGCTCGGAAAGAAATTGACGACTTTGAAAAGAAGATAGGGCTTATTGCTCCATCATCTGCAAAAGCAGGGCTTGCCTTGTCAAATTTGGGAAGGGTAGCATCTGATGCTCCTTTTGGATTCATAGCAATTCAGAACAATATTGAGCCACTCATTCAATCCTTCCAATCATTGGGCAAGGAGAGCGGTGGTTTGAAGGGTGCATTGAAAGCAATCGGTGGAAGTTTGTTGGGCCCTACCGGTGTACTTCTTGGCTTTTCACTTGTCAGTTCTGCGGTCACAGTGGCCATTCAGAAATATGGCAGTCTGGGCGGTGCGATTGATGCGCTATTTGGGAAGCAGGATGCTCTCAATGGTGAGATAAGGTCAGCGGCTGAGTCTTATGCAAAATTCAACAAGGAATTAAAGACAAGCGCCACCATTCAGTCGAATGCGGCTGGGAGTGCGCAAGGAGAGATCAGCAGGGTGCAGGCACTCGCCGGCATTGTAAATAGCACGACTGCAAGCTATTTGCAGCGGAACAATGCACTGAATGAGCTTGCCAAGATCAACAAAACATACTTCGGCGATCTCGATGATGAAAGTGTAAAGATTGGAAAACTTACAGAAGCCGTTGATGCCTACACGCGGGCAAATGTTCAGGCTGCCATCTCGAAAGCGTTCGAGAGTGAGATAGCAGCTACAAGCGTTGAACTTGCTAAACAAGAGCGCGTCCTCGGTAAATTGATCACAAGGCTTGGCGAAACTGCTGCGGCTCAAAATAAGGTATCGCAGACGCTTCCAGGTCTCGCACAAGCAGCCGAACAATCGCGCGCAGGATCTGCCGCCATCAACGCGACTGAAGCCTATATTCAGCAGAACACTGCCGTCAATGAATTGCGAGACCGCATTAAAGAATTGAACGGTGAGTTGAACAAGTCCGTTACTTCATACAACAATATCACTGCTCCGATCAATGCGGCCAACGAAGCGCAAAGAAAGAAAGCAGAGCAAGATAAAAAAGAAGCCGAGGCCGCTGCAAGATTGACTGCTGAATTGAATAGGCAAGCTGAAGCAAGACGCAAGTCACTTGCGGCAATCTTGGCGGAAGCCGGCCAGCGTCAGACGCTTGACTTTACATCCTTCTTCGATCTCGACCCGGCACAAGCGCGAAGCAAGTACGCGCAGATATTTGCCCCGGTCGGGGATGCCTTCCAGGAAGCACTTGCCCCATCTCAAGGAAGGCTTGGCCGTGACTTCACGATCATCCCGCCGGCAGCTATTCAGGCTGCCATCGACAACGTGAACCGACTGCGCGATGCAGGCATTCAAGCCGGTGCGGCATTCAGCTCGGTCATATCGCCGGCCATTGATGGCGTATTCTCTGCCATCGAGAACGGGCAGAGTGTCATCAAGTCGCTCGGGGATTCGTTCAAGAAGCTCGTCATAGATTTGATCAAGGCAACGGTGAAGGCTGCTGCCTTCGCGCTTGTCATATCAGCCGCATCCGGTGGCACCATCAACTTCGGCACTGCCTTTCGTGGTGCGCTGCAACTTGGCGGCGCGGGCGGTGGCGGCGGTCTGCGGATTGGTGGCGCGGCTGCTCCCACGTTCGGAGGTGTTGGCGGCTTCGGCGGCGGTTTGCAACTTGCCGGCCAGGTAGTATTCACGCAGCGCGGAACTGATCTTGTCGGGGTACTGAACTCAAGCAACGCACGCATAAATCGGGTAGGCTAATGGCAGCAGTCAAGTTCTTCATGGAATTCGAGAACGTGCAGGGTGATCTCTGTACGGTCAACTTTATCTTCGAGGATTACAACGATGCACCCATCCGCTTGTACGGAGGGCCGCAGCCGTTCGTATTGGGGGAGTTCAACCAGGACTTTGATTTATTTAAGCCCATCCGACCGCAACAAGCCACCATTCAGGTATTGGCATCTGCCGGGGGTGTATCGCTGGAAGACTTTCTTACCGACAACGATACCGATATCACGGTGCGCTTTGACTTCGATGACTTTGGCAGTTATTGGTCGGGCATCTTATCTCAGGAGGATATCGAAGAGACATGGATTAGCACGAACCACATCCTGACCCTGCGAGCAGATGAAGGCTTCGGTCGGCTACAAACACAACAACTGAACGATGGCACCGGCGCGGAACTGATAGGTACTTACACGCCATTCAATTACATCCAATACGCCGCTGATGATGTCATCGGAAACTTCTTTTACACACGCATTTACTCGAATCTTTTCCACACATCGATGTCATCGGCATCCAATCAGACTGGCATTGACCAGTGTCTGATTGATGCACGGACATTTGAGCAGTCACCGGGGGTCTTTGACAATGGCTACACCGTGCTTGAGAAGATCAACCGCGCATGGAGTCAAACATTATTCCAATGGAATTCTTTATGGGTGATCCTGCGCATCCCTGAACTTTTCCGCACGGGGAATCTTGTCGGGTTCAATACCAACCGGCCAACGGTAGGAAATCGGCAGGCAGTCAACAAGCGGTACGACATTGAGGTCGGTGTGCAGGAGGATGTCAAGCCGATCGTGCCGGAGATGCTGAAAACTGTAATCAAGCCAAGCAAATCGACACAGATCAACTACGACTGGACTCCACACAATCAACTCATCTGCAATCAATCGTTTCAGTACGGTGACTACGTGCAAAGCGGCACAAAGACAGAGCAAGACGGTGCTGGCAACACGATCAACATAAACTTCGATGAGTACACCGTAGAGTCTTGGGTGGCGTACCAATACGGAACGCGAGGCGCAACAACCAATACCGCACCGCTTGGAAGACGGCAGGAGTATTCAGTAAATGGCCTGCGGAATGATTACCTCTACATCGGCGGAAGCAATGTCACCGTCCCGCCGGGGGTAACATCCGCATTGAACACAGAGGCGTACTCATGTCGCTTCTTTGTCAAGTTCCAGGACGTGATGAAGTTCAGCGTTAACTTCCGCACATCAACTGAATTTTCCCCGAACAGCAACTTGCTTGAGATCGGCAAGATATTGCTGACAAATGGCACCACAACATACTTCCACCGGTTCAGCGATGACACATGGCAGACCTACAATCCGTCAGGTGTATCGCAAGGCATATACACCAACTTCCCATCAGGCAAGAGCTCAAAGGATTGGGACACCATAGAGTTCGAGACCGAGCAGATGCCTATTGACGGATGGATTGAAGTATATCTCACAAATGGGCTGCAACTCAATTCCTATGTCCCGGCACCGGTGGCAGCGACCGAGGAGTGCCAATTTAGCGACTTGACCGTTGAGATTGTGAACACGATCAGTCTTCAGCGCAATCGTGTCATCAAAGGCGATTATGATAAGTACACCATCGAGCGTGATGTGGTCAAGACAGAAGAAGAAACAGTCTTCCTTGATGACTCGCAAAGCCAAAACTACCGCGGGGCGATCTTGCAGACGGATGGTGTAACTCTCACGGGCGATCAGTGGTATCGCCGCACCGACTTCAATGGCGATGTGACAACAGACGAGCGGCTGACCTTTAAACGCCAACACGCACTTGCGAAGTGGTACATGAACCGAGGCTACAAGACGAAGCTTGATGTCAATCTGTTCGGATTGAAGTGGAAAGATCAGTTCGATGTCACTTACCCCATCGGCATAATCAACACGATCAAATTTGTGGATGACGCACCGACCAAGATTTTCGCCATCACGAACCTGAAAGAGATTGATTTCATGTCATGCACATGGTCGGCCACATTGATCGAAATTGTGGACACCACGATCGCAGATAATGAACCAGGCGCGACAGATGTGCATACCTTTGACTATTATTACGAATAATCATGGCCGATCCGGTAAAGGGAGAAAATGTGGTCTTTTATGCGAAGCTTGGGACATCTTACTATCCCTTCGCTTGCGCCAAAGAGGTCACCATCACCCAAACGACTGACAAGATAGAGCTTGCGCCGTACACGACCGGCAAATGGCGATCATTCATCTATGGCCGCACCTCCGGCACTATCTCCGGCAACGGCATTGTGAAGATTGATGCAGGCACCGGCAAATATTCCATCTTCGACCTTCTGAATTTTCAGACCGATCACATCATCGTCCTGACCCGTTATACGCTCACCGACCCGCAGAACAATCAGAAGACCTACGATGTGCCTTGCCTGATTGATGAGGTGACGCTATCAGGCACAGTCGGTCAGTTCGCCACGTACTCGTTCACACTGACGATGTCGGGCGATCCTGAGTTTAATCAAACCCCCATCAACGATGCGCTCACAGATGTTGACTCTTGGGATTACACTGCCACCGGTGGCGAGACCGTCATCAGTGATGCCACGCTCATCGGTGTGGATGTGCTTGACATCCGGCGCAACGGCATTGGCCTTCAAGTCATCACCGCCGGCAGTCCTACCGGCAGTCAGGTTAAATTCAACTCCGGTGCCGGGTCGCTTGAGTTCGGCATGGCTCTTGGGGTTGACGAATACATCCTTGTAATCTATGTTGCCTGATGGTTAGCGTAAAAACATACATAGTTCCGGCAGCTCAGTCATACGTTGACACAAGTGGCATTGTGGCCGCTGATGTCATGGTGGTCGATCGCAATGGCATCGGGGTGAAGCACTCTACGCAATTCAACACGGGTATGAACAGCGAGGATATAAAAGCATACCAATGGTATGGGGTCAGACCCCAGACGCGGCCTCCTGGCACGTTCCTCATCGAGATCAGTGAAGTGATCGGCTCAACTGATCGCACTTATGTATTCAGGGTCGGCCCATCGCCATCCGCGGGATGGACATATACGCTCTATTTCGGCTCCATCCTTGCCGTTTACACCTCGCAGGCGGGTGACACTGCCACCGATGTGCGTGACGGCCTTGTAGCGGCTGTAAATGCGCAGACGTGGGGTGTGTCCGTGACGGCAACGGCACAAAGTACGAACGAGCTTGAGGTGGTGATCGATGACCTGACCACAACGCTGACGAACCTTGTCGGGAAAGAGAAGTGGAAGAATGGGTACTACGTGACCATCAGCGCAGTGAATTACATCGTGCTGGAGCAGGAAAGCACAACGGCACAGCCTTCACTTCCTGCGGTGGCCGCATCCTATAACTTCACGGCATTAAATGTCATGCCATCCGACATCCAGACATACCTTACCGAAGCGCTCTACATCACATCCTTCAGCGAGAGTGTGGCCGGCACAGCAAACATCAACGGTGTTCCGATCGTGGGCAATGTGCCGCCGAACGAGTGCGTGGTATATCAGCCAGGGCAAAAGATATACTTTGAACTGCCGCTTTTGGCAGGAGAGATCATAAACGTGATATCTAAATGAATATGAAACGACTACTCACACTTGTTGCATTTTTTGCAACAGTTCAAGCATCAGCTCAGCAAGTCAATCCCGTGCCGGACTATGTTTTTGCCAACCGCATGAGCGCAGGGCGCAACACCGTCACAGATACGGCGGCATATTTTAGCATCGGCCCACGTTACGGGGCAACAAGAGGCATGATGCCACCAATGGTGGTGGACACCGCATCATTCAGCGCAAACAAGCGGAACGGTCTACTTATCTTTTCAGTGCAGAAGAATAAATTCTTGTACTGGGATTCAGTCGGGGTAAAATGGGCAGAGATGGCAGGAACTGGTGGTACTGCAATAAGTTCAGGGGATACGGCATCGATGCTTGCTCCATATCTTCGCAAATCAGATACGACTGCAATGCTCATTCCATACATCCGCCACGCAGGATATGGCTTAATAAAAAGCGATCAAGCATTTTTAGTTGATAGTGCTGCATTATCTACACGATCAAGAGTGCAGAAAGCAGTTGACTCACTTGCTGCATCAAAACAAAATATACTGACAAATCCAATTACTGGAACCGGTACAACAAATACTGTTACAAAATTTACATCTTCTACAAGTGTTGGTAATTCAGGGATTACAGAAGATGGGGCTAAAATTTTATATTCCGGTAATTTAGGACTTGGCACAATCACTTCCCCTAACGGTAAACTTGACATTGGTGTAGTAGCCGGAACAAGCAATGTATCTGCAACATATAGTTCAACTGCATGGGACGATGTTGTATCAAATGGAACAAAATTTGCATTTCGTCAAAGATTTGCATCATATGATGTTGGAAATATAACCATGCAAAGAGATGGTGCAGAAAGTCGCGGTATTTTATCTTTTAATTTAAGTACAGATTGGTCAAGTGCAGCACCAGTTGAAGTTTTCAGAATCACATCTGCGAAAGAATTTTTCATAAATACGACGACAGATGCAGGTGATTACAAGCTTCAAATTTCGGGGAATATCTATAATACCGGAAGCATCACAACTGGTGCACCATCAGGCGGAAGTATTAAACCATGGAAGATAGGCGAAGCGGCAACGGTATCGCCTACATCGCCCAATAGAACCATCCGAGTAGAGATAGACGGAACGGTGTACTACCTTCATGCCAAGACGACAAATGATTAACTTTATACAATGAAAAAGACACTCACACTCATCACAATCATGGCGGCAATGTCGTTCCAGCCCGCCCCGAAATCGTACAAGTTGGAACTGACAGCGCAGGAACTTCAAGTGGTATATGATGCGCTTGGAGAACTGCCTGCCAAAACATCGGAGACCATTCGCATTAAAATCGTTCAGCAAGTCAACCAACAAAACACAACCGATAAAAAATGAAAAGACTGATTGTATTGGCGTTTGTCGCCTTATCCTTTGCATCCTATTCGCAGACGGATTCTACCAAGAGCCACAAACGTCCCATTGACAAGGTAAAGGTCTGGCAGAACGGGGTCGTGTACGATGCCGATGACATTGATGTCGTTTGCGTATGGGATGACCTTGCTACGACTGCCCGGTTCTATTACACGTTGTCGGATAGCACCGGAGCAGTGGTGACGAGCGGAAATGTAGAACTGACGGGGGCGAAATATCAGGACTACGCAAACAAGCCAAACCATGATGATCGTGCGGTCTTATTGGTGATGCGTGAATTGAATGTAAGGCAGAGGGAGCAGAGAGCGGCAACGCAAGCGGCAAAGTCAACGGCCACATCAGCCACATCCCCCAAGCAATGATCATAAAAGCCGGCACGCATGCATCTCTTAGACTGCCTGAGATCATCGGGCAGTCGAGGATATTGCGGTATGCGGTGGAGTTTACTCCGTCATGTCGGTATAATATCGGGGAAGATCAGAGCGACATCAACAAGCTCTTCGGCATCGGCTACTTCCCGCACCATCAGCTGAACTCCGTCCGGTTCGGATGGCGGTATACAAGCAATGATCATGTGGACATCTTTGCCTACTGGTACGCACATCGTGACAGAGGCTGGAAGATGATGGGTCAGGTACCCATCGGCAGAGAGCATATCTTTGTACTGACTCCGGGCTTGAGCAACCACACCTTGCAAGTTTACGGCAGGGGTATGGCATGCACGGTGCCGGTGTATCGTCAAGGGTGGGGCTATCTCCTCCGACCATATTTCGGAGGCAATCAGAAAGCACCACATGACATTGAGATAAAGATGAAAGAGCTATGACACCCGGCAACTATACGATAAGAGCATACCGAGGCGATACCCTTCAGCTCACGTTCACCATCACGGACGGCAGCAATGTGGCCATAGACTTGTCAACGGCGGCCGTGCTGATGCAAGTCAGGACGCATCCGGATGGTGAGTTAAAGATGACATTCGCTGAAGGGGATGGTCTGACCGTGGGCGGTGCCGGCAATAATGTCGTGACCGTCAGCAAGGTGGTGGCACTTGATGGCTGTGCATATCAATACGATCTGCAAGCTACATTCGCCACCGGTGTGGTGGTGACATATGTCCGGGGGGCATTTATTGTAACTGAAGATATAACGACATGAGCGATGTAAATGTAACGGTGAGCGGCACATCGGTCAATGTCGCAGTAGGCCCGCAGCAATATTACCTGAGTGCATATAGCACACAAGACCAGACGAACGCCGGTGCGGCAAGCGTCAACAAGATGACCTACAATGTCATTGATTTCAACAATGGGGTCAGCATTGTCAGCGATTCGCGCATCACGATCGCAAACGCCGGCATCTACAATATTGAGTTCTCGGCTCAACTCTCCAAAGGGGACAGCGGAGATGACACGATCCAGATATGGCTCTGCAAAAATGGGAGCAATGTGGAAAACAGCAACACTGAGGTGACGCTTGTCGGTAACAACGGAAAGCACCTTGCATCCTGGAACTGGTTCGTGAATGCTGCTGCAGGCGATTACTACGAAATATGTTGGCATTCGTCTGACACTGCAGTGCTGATCGACTATCAAGCTGCCAGCACTACACCCACACGCCCCGCAATCCCAAGCGTAATTTTAACCGTCAATAAAGTAGGCTGATGAGCTTTGATATGATAGTATGGGCAGTGGGGTCGATCGCGTCAGTCTTCGGCATATACATGCGCATGGAGATGAAGTTGAAGGAACTTGACATTCGCGTCAAGTCGCTTGAGACAACTGACCAGAAGATGAACGACAAGCTCGATCGCATCATGGAGATGGTGGGCGAGATCCGGCTTGAACTGAAAGACAAAGCAGACAGACACTAAAAAATAAACAACAATGACAAAGAACTGGAAAACAACTGCCGCCGGTGTACTGGTGGCACTGCTGGCCGCCGCAACCTATTTCGGATGGCTGACTGAAGAACAAGGTATGAGCATCACATCCGTGCTGACCGCACTGGGACTGATCGCAGCCAAAGACAACAACGTGACCGGTGGGGACGTTAAGCAGTAACATGCGATATATCTCAATTATCGCCATTTTTGGATTGCTTTCATGCGATACCGTTCAAAAGTCGCTTCGCAAGAAGGAGTCTATTGACGCGGCGATTGCCGACTACGTGGCTCGCAATCCTCCAAAGAGCGACACGGTGTATCTGCCAGGTGTTGAGCGTGTCAGGTACGATACCATCGTGAATGAGAATATCTACGTGGACACCATCCGCGTGCGCGACACGGTGTACATACGAAAGGTCAGGTATCAGGACATCATCAAAACGGTCATGAAGACCGACACGATGTACCGCGTCCTGGTCGATGATGCCGGTGCCATCCTGCTCAAGCGGCAACTTGACCGGCAGACCGGTCAGCTCGATGCCAAGAGCAGGAACGCGAAGGCCTTGCTGATCGCCGTCATCATCTTATCGGTTGCCCTGATCACCGCAGTGGCTATTCGTCTTTTCTCCCGATGATATAGTGCTTTTGTGTGTGTGTTCGCCCTGGCATGTCTATGTCGGGGCAACCTCATTTATAGGTACCTGAAAAATATTTAGAAAAAAAGTTTAGAAATATTCGGAAGATATTGGAAATATGTTGTACATTTGATCTACCAAACAATCACAAATAAATCACACGCCATGAAAAAGTACACAGTTTATTGCCAGTCCGGTCGCTTCTTTGAATCGTTTACCATCGCTGCCGACAATTATGAGGATGCCATTGCTATTGGCCGCCGCCAATGCCGCCTCGAAGGCATCCGCTTCCGTTCCGTACGTCTCGCAAAGTAGTCACCAATAAACACACACACATATGCACAGAGTTATCGCACGCACACGCTCAGTCGATGTTGCAGAAGAATCCGCAAGGTCATTCGTTCCGGATGGCAGACGCCAGGTATTGGGCATCTACAAATGCTTTTGGCAGGAATTTGACACAGAGGCTGAAGCTAGGGCATTGATAATGCGATCCATTATGAATTATGAGCGAGGTGACCCGGACACGATGAGGATAAAGCTTATTAACTTTCTTTACCACGACTACTATTATACACCGTACGTCTTCGTTACCTACGACAACACGGAGATCATCACCAAACAACACATATCTTATGCAGCTGAAGAAAGAAATCATTGATGAATGGAACGTCCTTCGGGAGCCGGGGGATGTCAAGAAGATTGCCGAACTAGCGAGATGCTCAAAACAACTGATCTATCATACGTTCTACACCGGGAAATGTCGTGAGGAGCTGTTCAACATCATCAGCCAGTTCTACATCGACCGAGCTAAAAACCTTCAATACATTCACTCTCAAATCAAATCGTTATGATCACCGTGATTGCTGCCACTTTTGCCCTGCTTATGTTTGTTTTCGTAACATACGCCGCTATCGAGTACCGCCGCGAATACAAGGCCCGCATGGATGCCTTCACCCTTGAGGATGAGTTCGTGGCTGATTATCTGAATTGCCAAGACATTCTCAAGTGCGCAACGTACAAAGATGGGCAGAAGATCATCAAGGCATTCAATGACCGCTGGAGCGGCATCATTAACCGCGAGCGCGTAGAGTATTTCGTCAAGACCATGACGGAGAGCCTTGAGTACCGCATCATCTATAACCAGTTCTCTATTAATTAACGCCAATAAAATCAAAACACAATGGCACTTGGAAATTCAAATTCAGCAATTTATTTGTCGGTCAGTGACGGCAAGATCGTGCGCCGGTTCAAGGAACCCACCGCGCAAAGCAAGCCCCGCACCAACAAGATGGGTAACACCGTGCATGAAGAGACTTACGATTACGTCGAGGGGATGATTACCGGTATCACGGTCAGGGACTCCGATTACGGCAAGTTCTGGTGCGTCAACATCCAGGACGGCGCGGATGCTTACATCCTTCAGTTCCAGTATAGTGGTGGCAATGCCAACAGCTTCCTGAAGTCCATCCCGAATGCTGATCTGCGCAAGCCTATCCGAATCAGACCCGCGGTCGAGATCGATGGAGATAAGAAGCGCAGCAAGCTGTTCCTCGTTCAAGATGATAAGGCCCTGCGGTGGTTCTGGACAAAGGAGAATCCGGGTCAGATGCCGAACTTGAAGAAGATCAAGATCAAGGGCGTTGAGCAATGGGATGACAGCGACATGATGGAGTTCCTTGAGGCGTATGTGGCTGAGCATATCAGCCCGAAGCTTGGCGGTGGGATTGTTAATGCGCAGGAGGATGAGGACGTACCTTTTTAATTCACCCATATCAACACACACACATGAGCAAGTTTATCATCGACATGCAGGCCAAGCAGCTCACGATGCTGGATGCCCGCTTTTACTATGCGGAGGGGAACTTTTACCCCTCCGTCACCACCATCCTTGAGGCGTATCCTAAAGACGCCGCCTATTTCAAATGGATCAAGGAGGTCGGCACGGATGCCGATGCCATTCGGGACGAAGCCGGCCGGCGGGGGTCAGTCGTGCATGAGCTGACGGAGCGGTACGACAACGGAGAAGAGGTCAGCCTGCTGAACAATGACGGGAACCTTCAGTTCAAGATGAGCGAGTGGGCGATGTTTGAGAGGTATGTAGACTTCGTGATAAGGTTCAAGCCTGACTACTTCATGAATGAGCAGAATTTCGTCAGCCCTGATCTCGGCTTCGCCGGCACTATTGACCGCTTGGCTTGGCTTGACGGGAAACTGACGCTGATAGATATAAAGACCTCCAACAATATTCATGACAGTTATTGGCTTCAGCTCGCTGCATACACCGCACTGGTGCATGTGCTGACATCTTACAAGGTTGATCAGGTGGCTATCCTGCACCTGAACGCCAAGACCCGCACACTTGGCACAAAGGGATCCGTGCAGGGCATCGGATGGCAGCTCTTGAAGAAGGACATGGAGGAGAGTATTGCGGATTACGACTTGTTCCAGGTCACAAAGCAGCTCTGGCATGCACAGAATAAGGATGCAAAGCCACGTCAGGCATCTTACAAACTAAACTACAAGAAAGATGCAGACGTTCAATAACATCACGTGCCTGAAGAACGTCCACCAAGGTGATCCATTCATCACCTTTTACCTGAAGCCGGGCAAGATTGCCATCAATGGCATAGCGCGGGAGATGATGGGGCTGAAGGCAAATGACATGGTCGAGTTTTATTGCAAGGAGATCGACGGGTCAATGGAGTGGTACGTAGCACCGGTGACGGCCAATGGATTCAAGTTATCCCCGCACAACGGGTCACGCACGCTGGTCTTCACGCGAAAGGAGCTTGTCATTGCATTCTTCAATAGCCTCTTCTTCGAGGGGGACATGGCTCGCGCTTACCTTCTGCGGAAGCGGAGGGTGGAGGACAAATGGGTGTACAAGCTTGACACATCACAAATCAAAAACAAGTAACATGGCACAGCAAACGGCAGTTGAATGGTTAATGCAAAATATAGAAAAATCATTGCCGAATTTTATAGAAGCTTGGCATGATGAATTTGAAGAAGCTAAAAAAATGGAAAAGGAGATTATAGAAAAGGCTTATGTTGACGGGAAATTTTCATATCTACATGAAGGTTTTCATATTACAGCAGAACAATACTACAACGAAACATTCGGTAACAAGTAAAACACATACCAATGACACAAGAGCAATTAGAGCAGATTGAAGCATGGAGACAGAGCATCAAGGACAGACAATGCGATGAGGAAATTGTCAACGCCATGTGGCTGGCAGAGGAGATGTGGGAGCAGCATTGTGCGATGATGCGAGCAAAAGATCATGGGTATAGCGTTGATTTCGGGACGTACATGATGAACTTTTGCATGGCACTCATGGAATTCATCTGGATGCCGCACACAATTATCACCAGAATTACAAAGGACTTGAATGACCGCATACCCGGGTCAAACGGCATGCCTGAAAATTTCACATGCCGTGAATTGTCATCAGGGGCTATCAATGTACGCGCTCATTACATTGTAACAAATGAATCCGGCCATGATGGTGAAATTCCTTATAATATGGTTATCATGAGCGACATTGAACATGCAAAAGCCCTGACCGCCATTCTCAACCACGCAAACAAAGCCGGCCATGATGCAGTTACGAGGCTATCAGCTTGACATCATTGAGAGGGGGACAGATGTCCTCCTCTCTCATTCTATCTTGTACCTCGCAATGGAGGTGCGAACGGGCAAGACGATCACATCGCTGAATATCGCAGAGAAAGCAGGATCGACATCTGTGCTGTTCGTGACGAAGAAGAAGGCCATGTCAAGTATTGAGAAGGATTATGAGTCGCGGAAGTTCACATTTGAGCTTGACCTAACGAACTACGAGGCACTGCACAAGTTATCTGCAGATGATATCGGGAGTTACGATCTTGTTATTTGCGACGAGGCGCATTGTTTGGGTGCGTTCCCCAAGCCATCCATCCGCACGCAGCAGTTGAAGCATATAGTCGGGACGAAGCTGCTTATCCTGCTCTCCGGCACCCCCACACCGGAATCTTATTCTCAGATGTACATGCAGATGTACATATCACAGCATTCTCCGTGGAAGCACTACGTGAACTTTTACGCATGGGCGAAGGACTATGTGACGGTCAAGAAGAAATACGTGTACAACCGGGAATTAAATGACTACTCCCATGCCGATAAGGAGCGCATCGACCGAGACATGGCGCATCTGATGATCTCGTTCACTCAAGAAGAGGCGGGGTTCGTGCAGAGCATTGAAGAGGTGCGCATGGAGGTCAAGATGAAAGATGCCACGTATGACGCAATCAGGAGGCTTTTACGGGACAATCTGCTGAAAACAAGTCAAGGCATGGTAATCGCTGACACTGCCGCCAAATTGCAACAGAAAGTGCATCAGATGTATTCCGGCAGTGTAATCATTGACGAAGCCGATGACATTACCGATGATGAGACCAAAGCGTTTGCCTTTGATGTCACAAAAGCAGAATTTATCCGTGACAACTTCAAGGGTCAGAAGATTGCGGTGTTCTACAAGTTCAAGGCAGAGGGTCACATGCTGCGCATGGTGTTCGGTCAGCGCATTGTCGAGACATCGGATGAGTTCAATGCTGGCGGGGCTGACCTTGTGTACATCTCGCAGATACAGAGCGGCAGGGAGGGGGTGAACTTGTCAAGTGCTGATTGCATCGTGATGATGAACATTGACTTTTCTGCGGTCAGTTACTTCCAAGCACGGGCGCGGCTCCAGAGCAAAGACCGTCAGCGTCCTGCGCTGGTGTACTGGGTCATGGCAGAAGGTGGCATTGAACAGAAGATATATGAGCGGGTGCAGGATAAGAAGGACTACACCCTCTGGCATTTTAAGCGAGATTTCTTGAAGTAATTTCACTTTGTGTGAAATAATGTTGATAATTTCACGTTTATAGAAACAAACCACGAAAATGAAAAAGACAATTTTGATCGTCATGCTTACCTTCTCCCTATCCACCAACGCGCAGGCTGGTGGGATATGGGATGGCATCAAAGAGGCTGCCCGCGGAGTGGGCTGGATGTTTTATATGGAGGCATGCAAATTGACCTGGGCATTGTTCAGCGAGGAAGGCCTGAACATCGGCAACCTCAAGTACTATTGCAATCACCCGCAGCATGATGTGCTGTACAAACCGAACCGCAAATGACAACGAAAAGATGGCAACTCGTCTGCGACTTATTCTGGTATCTCATCAAACACTTCTGAAACATGAAAAAGCACACACTTACAATCGCACTTTTAGCAACGCTGACAATGTCATCATGCTCCTTGTTCCGACATATTGAAGGCCCGCAAGCCGGCAAGCCTGAGAACTGGCATGACGTTCACAGAGGTGACCAGCGATTCATAGCAATCCTTGCTGGGTTCACAGTAGCGTTCATCATTGGATTCATCGGCTCTCAGACGGACTTGATGATTAAAAGATAATGACCCGGATGGTTTGTGGCAGCGGGGTTAGTTCAAGTGCCGCAATGACGGCCAAGGTAGAACGCGCCATTGGTGAACTGAGAGTTCGAGTCTCTCACTCCGCTCTTTGGGTTTTTGGTTTGGATTAAGGACAAGATCGCCCTGCATGTCTATGCTGGGGCTTTTATGGTCAGGTGGCGGAATTGGTAAACGCAACGAAAGTGCAGCAAGATGGCCCAAACCTTTTAGGTGCGAATAAGCTACTGCATGCAGGTTCGAATCCTGTCCTGACTACTAAAAACAAATAAATGATGAAAGAATATAAATGGGGAAGAGTAATGACCTCCAATCAAATAGGTTTAATGATTGCTTGGGGAACTTCTACTATACCAAATCGTAAATATATTTCAATAGAAATTCCATTTTTAATCATTCAAATTTATACATAAAAAATAGTCAGGTGGCGGAATTGGTAGACGCGGGCTCTTTGGCATTAGTCCGGTACAACAGAAGCCCAGTACCTTACAGGTTTGAATCCTGTCCTGACTACAACACACAAAACACACACACCATGCTACAAGCACTAAAAAGAACAATGAACACGATCGAAGAGAAGGTCAACGGATTTGTCACACCTGACCCCCTGATGCGGCAGGAAGGTGGAGAACACTACAAGGGTATGAGGATTCAGCCCGTTGAGTTCGTGCATGCCAACAACATCCCTTACCTGGAAGGTTGCGCCATCAAATACTTGTGTCGGCACAAGGCAAAGGGTGGCGTGGTTGATTTGCTAAAAGCAAAGCATTACATCGACTTGATTATCTCACTTGAATACAAAAACCAGCAGCCATGAACCGCTCACACAACGCCATCAAGAAGTTCATTGACGAACTGCCGCCGGAGTTCGATGCCATCAAGCACAAGGCTGAGAAGCTGCTCGAGGCCCATCGTGATGATGTCATCGCGGCGTATGTGCATGCCGGGGATGGATATCTTGATAAAGATGCACTCATTGAATCTGCGGAGGCGTACTATGAGAAACGTCACACCACCTTCTGAAGCGGCCATTCAGCGTCAGGTCATGAATGCGCTGGAGAAAGAAGGCTGGACGTGCGTAAAGCTCATTCAGACTAATCTCAACGGCATGCCCGATCTTCTTTGCATGCGGCGTGGTATGACGATGTTCATAGAGGTCAAGAGCGAGACCGGTAAGCCATCGGCCTTGCAGCTGCACCGGATCGAGAAACTCAAGATGAACGGCTTCGGGGCTTATGTGGTCTCAAGCGTGAAACAACTATATCTTTTAGGATTAATCAGTGAATAATGCAACTCACAGAGAACTTCCACCTACACGAATTTTCATGCAATGACGGCACCGGTGTGCCGCCGATGTACCTTGACAATGTTGAGAAGCTTGCCAAGAACTTGCAGATCTTGCGCGATCACATTAAGCAGCCGATCAGCATCATCTCTGCGTACCGGCATCGGGCGTACAACACCAAGATCGGAGGCAAGCCGAACAGTCAGCACCTGAACGCTAGCGCGGCAGACATCACGGTCAAGTCGATGTCACCGCGTAAACTAAAGGGAGTCATTGAGAAACTGATTGCGCAAAAAAAACTTTGGTTCGGAGGCATAGGTCTATATCCTGGATTTGTGCATGTGGATATCAGGGACACACCCGCGCGGTGGTAGTACCTTTGAGCAACCACAAGAAGAATGAGTAAAGCAGAATTGTGCAGGCAAGCGAGGGAGAAGTATGGCTGGGATATGCCAACCTTAAAACTCGCACGGATAGTTTATGAGGAGAATAAACTACGCTTTAAGGATGTCGAGACAGTAAGGACGCTGCTTCGTACCATCGAGGGCAAAAATGCGAACACTACAAACGGGATAAAGGTATCGGCCCCGATTGAGTATCAACAAAAACACCGGCCGCGCAATCCGTACAAGCTTCCGGAGAGCGAGGAGCGGACTTACGAGCCATACATTGTTCCAGGAAAACGAGTGTTGATCTTATCGGATGTCCATATCCCGTATCACTCCATCGAGGCATTGACGGCTTGCTTTGACTTCTCAAAGCGTGAAGACATCGACACCATTGTGCTAAACGGGGACACGCTCGACTTCCACGGGTTGAGCCGGTTTGTAAAAGACCCGAAGGCAAGGAGTGTAGCACATGAACTTGCCGCATTTAAGGAGTTCATGACGGCTCTCCGGGCATTATTCCCAAAGAGTCATATAATATACAAAATGGGCAACCATTGTGAAAGATATGACTTGTTTCTCATTCAAAAAGCCCACGAAATCATGGGAGTGGATGAGTTCGACTTCAGAAATATCATCAAGGCAAGGGCAGAAGGCATTGAGGTGGTGGGGGACAAGCGCATCCTGAAACTTGGGGCTTTGAACCTGGTTCATGGTCATGAGTTCGGTGGTTCGATATTCTCCCCGGTAAACATTGCGCGGGGCTTGTTCCTGCGGGGGAAAGTCTCAGCCATGCAGGGACACAACCACCAGACAAGCGAACATACGGAGAGCAACATGAACGGCGAACTGACAACCACGTACTCGGTCGGGTGCTTGTGTGAACTTCATCCGGCATATCTTCCGATCAACAAGTGGAATCACGGGTTCGCGATTGTTGAGGTTGACGGGCAAGCGTTCCATGTGCGCAATTATCGCATTCATAAAGGTGAGGTCTTATGATGGACATTGAGATAAAAGATGTTCCGGAGAGCGTAGAGGACTCCGAATATCTGCTTGGGGTTATCGAGTGTCAACTGCAAGTTATTGTCACCATTAGCGAGATGGACAGCGACCTTTACGATGACCTGACGGATGATAAGATCAAGACCATGAGCGGAGCATTCAGGCTGATAAGAGAGGCACAAAGAAAATTATTGGAGGATGTGAAAAAGATGGGGAAGGGGTAGTATATTTGCATAACCGATGTAGGGCGCACATCGAGAAACTTATTAATTGACCTCATTTTGGCAGGGCCTCGCAGCAGCGAGGGCGCCCCCCTGCCAGAGTGAGGTTTATTATTTTATGCTATGGCAAAGAAAATGTACTTTCCAAAGTTCACATCATCTGATGACGGAGAAAATTGTCACAAAGGGCTGCGTGATTTTAGGCATGACAGACTAAAGAAAGTTTTTAGAGTTATCAGAATGTTTCATCCTGGAATAGCTTCAAGAATTGTAGAAATGGAAGACCACAAAGGAAATTTGCACGTTTATTTCAGCGGTAAAACATTCCCGCATACATCAGAGCATTATTTGGTGCATGCTTGGAATTTAGCGAATGAACACAATGTTTTTTTACACTCTATTGACCAAGAAAAATGAACATTTACGAATACATACAAGACGCAGAGGTCGTTGAGAAGGCTTGCCTGGCTGCGGCAGTGGAGCTGATCAAGAACGGCATGGAGGTCATCCCATTGGCACCAGACAAGAAGCCGGCCAAAGAGATCAAGAGTGTCTCGCTACTAATTGCCAACCCGATCAACTTGCACAATGTCAATTACTATTTTGACCGTGACGATGTGACGCTTGGGTTGATGCTCAGGCGAAATATGGAGGTTATTGACATTGATGAGAAGGTGCAGGCAGGGATAACAAGGAGAGTGCTGAACACATTGGAGCTTGCCGATCCTGACCTTTATGCAAAACTTGTCATTTCACGCACGCCATCCAATGGAGCGCATATCTATTACCGTGCCGACACGATCGGGGGGGATGGGGCGCTTGCGAAATGCTTCAGCGGAAAAGGAACGGCGGCCAAGATCGAGCGGCTGGATGAGTCAAACAAATATTACATCAAGACTGCCCCATCTCCAGGCTATTTCTTCCAGCAAGGCAATCCACTGACAATGCCTACACTGACAAGCGATGAGCGCAATTTTATTGTGTCCATCTGCCGGTCATTTAATGAGGTAGAGATTGACCCTGCTCCCAAGATTGACAAGCAGCGGGATGATGCACCTTACAAGGTGTTCAATGAGAAGCATGATTGGCGATACATCCGTGATGAGATCATCGAACGTGGCTGGAAGGTAGTGCGGGAGTACGATGATCGACTTGTGATAAAGTCACCAAGCACATCGCAGGCTCATTCAGGCAGCATATGGAAGGATACAGCCGATAAGTACAATTTGAAAAACTGCCTCTATCTGTTCACTCACAATTCTGAGTTTGAACAAGGCAAGCCATACGGGCCATTTGACATTTACAAAACCTACTATCATGACGGAAACTTCATGCAGGCGCAAGCCAAACTTGCGGAAGATGGGTATGGCCGGAACATTGTCAACGAGGGGCAGTTCTGGGTCAAGGTAGGCAACAAGATTCAGGTCAAGTACACAGAACTAAACTGGTACTTCAAAGAGCTTGGATATCGCACGTACAATGGCGAACTGGTTCAAGTTATCAACAACATCGTCAGCATCAGAGAGCCGAAGGATATAGTCAGGCAGTTCCTAAACGAACTGGAGGCTGAAGTGCGGGATTACTTCCACGAACGTGTCGGGACTATCTTCTCCGAGAATGGTGGCTTCATGGCCATGATGGATGAGCTTGAGGATAAGTTCATTCAGGACACCGCTGACTGCACATGGCTTTTCTTCCGCAATCGTGCAGTCAAGGTATTTGCCGATCGGATTGAATACGTGCTTTACAAAGAGATGGATGGCTACATATGGGAGGATAGCATCATTGATCGGGACTATCAGCATGCAGAGCATAAAGACTGCGATGCGGCTAAATTTATCAGCATTCTAGGAGGCGAAAATGTGCATAAACTTCAGGCTATCATTGGTTACGTGCTGAACCGGCATAAGGATGACCTGATCACGAAAGCAGTCATTTTGATGGAGGATATTGACCCAGAAGATGAAGGTGAGAGTCAGGGCCGGTCAGGCAAGGGCCTTGTGTTCAAGATGATTGAGAAGTTCCGCAAGGCATGCCGGATGGATGGCAAGTCATTCAACTTCCACGACTCATTCCTTTGGCAGAATATTGACTTTGACACTGACATTATTTTCATTGATGATGTTGAAAAAAGTTTTCATTTTACGAAACTTTACTCAGTCATAACGGAATCGCTTCAGGTCAACAAGAAGAACCAGAAGCAAGTCATCATTCCATACGAGAAGTCACCGAAAATATTCATCACCTCAAATTTTGCGGTCGGGAATTCTGACGATTCAACCATTGATCGAAAGTTTGAATTTCCGGTAATCAAGCACTTCAATGCGAGGCACAAACCGATTGACGAGTTCGGGCGCGCTTTCTTCAGTGGATGGGACGCGCAGGAATGGGCCAAATTTGACAACTTCATGATAAATTGTGCCAAGGCCTGGCTTGCATCTGATAGGCGAAATTTGAGCCATTTGACGGCTAACAGTGCGAACCGTACATTGATAAAGGAAACACATCCAGACTTTGTCAATTACATGGATGATCAGCTCGCGATGAACTTCTTCGATTTTGCTCCGGATTGTGTCAAAAATGCCCGCATAACGACTAAAGAAGGTAAACTTGTAACCAATGCGGTCAACATGGCGCAGTTCTATCTCAATCAAGACAATACAGACTATTACTTCCTTATGAAGAAAGAAGATCTGGTTGAAAAGCTGAAAACTATTGAAAAGTTGACCACTACAAAATTGACAAAATGGATGAAAGAATGGTGCAAATCACGTGGAGTGGTTGCAGACCTATCCTACAAAAAGAGCTACACAAACAGCAGATTTTACCGACTTTGGTCATGGACGCCGGTCGGAAATGACAGTCATGAAACTGGGAATGATAGTGAAAACACGGAAAAAGTGCCGTTCTAATTTCCTGCTTTTTTTTCGTTTCCTATTTACTTACCAATTTTTCCGAGTACGTTTCCGACACGCAAAATATTGATAATCTGCTATTTACCTACTTTCCTATTTATTTCTTATTAATAAGTAAAAAAAAAAAAATAAATATAAAAAAGAGTAAAAAAAGAGTATATAGGAGAGATAATAAGAAAATCAAATTGAAAAAATGGGAAATCAGAAATAAACAACACCAAAATGGAAAAAAATCATCTTGTCGTACTTGACGTCACAAAGGATGGCGTCAAGGCACACGGCCCGCTTAATGAACTTCAGGCCGTGACAGTTATCACCCGCATGATGGAAGACCAACCGATGCGGGTGGCGCATGAAGTGCCGAGGGTATGGGTGGCGAATCTTGAAACTGGGGAAATCAAAAAACCAATCCTAAAAATCGCGTTATGAGCAACAACACACAGCAAAGCGTTCAGCGGGTCATCAATGCCATCTGCCAGGCATTCGGAGTCAGTGAGGAGCAACTCGCCAGCAGGACAAGGGTCAGGGAAATCGTCAGCGCACGTCACATGTTCTACAAGATTGGACGTGATACGCTTGGCATGACCTACAAGACCCTCGGCAGCACCTTAACGCGAGGCCGGAAAGGCTACGACCATTCAACGGTCATGCACGCCATTGATGCCATCAATGACCTGATGAGCATTAAGGACGATATCGTAACTTCCAAGTACAACGAGGTCATGAGCATCATCCGGCAGAAGGCCGACAAGGTTACGACCGTACACATCAAGGTCTGGCCGGATCAGGCGAACCTTCTATTCCGGTTCCTTCAACGGGAAGAGATTCCTTTTACCGTCCTTGATTCCGTAAATTTGCAGGAGACAAAAAGCACAGAAGATGCCCTATGATACAGAAGAGCTAAAGCAGCTCGCGCTAAAGATCATCCCTGAGCAGCAATGCGTCACGCTGGAAGAAGTGTGGTTATTTCTTGGCATAACAAGAGGTACAGCGACTAACCACGGATTGAACGAAATGCACGAGATAAAAGAAGCTGTTCAACGAGAGAAGATTGCGGTAAAAAACAAGCTTCGACGTAGATGGCGCGATTCCGACAATGCTACCCTCCAGATCGCCGAGTTCAAGCTCTGCTCGGATGACGAGGAACTTGCCAGGCTAAACACCCAGAAGGTAAACGCTGACATAGCCGTGACCGGCAAGGGCAGGGTGATCATGGAAATGCCGGACAATGCAGATGCAACCACCTGACATCCGCGTAAAGCTGACCCGCCCCGCCGCCATGACCGTCAAGGCTCTGGCCGGCGGGAAGCGGTACATCTGCCATGAGGGTGGTTCAAGGTCAGGCAAGACCTTCGGCATCATTCAGGCACTGATCTTCTGGGCAACGAACAACGACCGGAAGAAGATCAGCGTGGTGAGCCACTCCTTGCCGCACCTGAAGCGTGGTGCCATGCGTGACTTCTTCGACATCCTTGAGTCGTGGGGGTGGTATGACGAGGACATGCACAACAAGACAGATGCCATCTACACCTTCGACAATGGCACATACATCGAGTTTTTCGGTCTTGAGGATCATGACCGGGCGAAAGGGCCGGGGCGCGACATCCTTTTCTGCAATGAGGCCAACCTTCTGAGCAAAGCCTTATTTGACCAGCTCGATATGCGGACAAGGTTTAAGGTCATCACCGACCTGAACCCGTCAGACTTCGACATCTGGTGCTACCACCTCGCTGACTCTGATGAGGCAGTGAAAGTGCATAGTACGTACCGTGATAACACCCACCTCCCCGAACCGCAGCGCAGGGTCATTGAAGGCTACCAACACGCTGACCCGATGATGTGGAAGGTGTTCGGGCTTGGAGAACGTGGCGCAAGCCAGGAGCAGATATACACCCACTGGAAGCTTGTGGACAATGTGCCGCAAGGTGAGGTGTTTTACGGGCTTGACTTCGGATTCAGGAATCCCACTGCAATGGTGCGCGTGACGCTCGCTGACGAGGCTCTCTATGTGCATGAGGTGTACTACGAGTCAGGCATCACCACCGGAGAGCTGACCAGCATCATCGCCGACAAGGTACCTGACCCATATGCCGAGATATACTGCGATGCCGCCGAGCCGAAGACCATTGAGGAACTTTACCGGCATGGCCTTAACGTCAAGCCTGCTGACAAGGATGTGTATGCCGGCATCATGAAGGTGAAAAGTTTACCTTTGTTCGTGACATCAAGCAGCAATAACCTAATCCACGAACTCAAGAAGTACAAGTGGAAAACTGACATGAACGGCAAGGTGATTGACAAAGAGCCGGTCAAGATGGATGACCACTTGGTTGACGCGATGAGGTATGCCGTTTTTACGAAACTAAAACAGCCCAGGCTCACCTGGGGAGTGATATGAGCATAATCGACAGACTTTTCAGGAAGAAGGGCCTCAATCCGGCATCTATGCAATACGCATTCATGCCGGTCAACCAAGGGCAAATCCTATCACAATTCGATTCCCAACGATACACCGATGCGTATCAAGACAACGCGGATGTGTACGCCATCGTCAGCTTCCTTGCTCGCAAGGCGGCGAGCATCCCTTGGTACGTGTACGAGAAGAAGAACGGCGCGAAGGCGCGCGTCAGCCTTGAGCGGTATAAGCACCTGACCAAAGGCCTCGGCAATCCGGGTGCGCTTGACCGCGCCATCCAAGAGCGCAAGGCGGCATACGATGAGAGCATGATTATCGACGACTCTCCGGTGGCCAATATCCTGAAGAACCCGAACGGATACCAAGGGCAAGACCAGTTCTTTGAGCAGATCTTCGGCATGCGCTTCTTGACCGGGGAAGGCTTCATATGGGGGAACGATGGCAACATTGACGAGGGCGAGTTCACAGAGCTGCTTGTCATGCCGAGCCAGTTCATGGACTTGGTGGCTGACCCTTCCGATCTCTTTGGTGTGGCAGGGTGGCTGCTTTCTTCCGCGAATGGCAACATTTCACTGGGCAAATCGGATGTGCTGCAATGGAAGTCATGGAACCCCAAATTCGACTCCGTGACCCGTGAGCATCTGCGCGGTGTATCCCCCATCCGCGCCGCATGGAACAACTACCTGATGGGCGTGGAGAGTCAGAAGGCCGCAGCGAAGCTGATGGCCAATGGCGGTGCCAAGGGCGCGCTTGTACCAAAGGCAGTCGGCAACCAGATCCCGCTTGTGGACGAGAAGACCGCCGCCAACATGCAGCGTGCGCTCGCTGATCGGGTCAACAACAACGACCGGTATGGTCAGGTCGCGATGTTGCAGACTCCGTGGGAGTTCCTGAACTTCGGTCTGACATCAAGTGAGATGGCTCTCATCGACACGATGAAGTTCAGCCTTGAGCAGTGGTGCCGGGTCTTCTCAATGCCGGTGGTGCTGTTCAGTGCTGACAACATGGCTGACAACAATTATCAAAACGCACTCCGCGACCTCGTCACGAACACCATCGTGCCAATGTGTGCTCAGCTTCGGGATGAGCTGAACAAGTGGCTCGTTCCGCGCATGGGCGAAAAGAACGTGTTCATCGACTTCGACATCATGGCGCTGCCTGAACTGCAAAGGGACATGGAGAAGATGGTGAACGGCCTGCGTTCTGCCGATTGGCTTACCTACGATGAGAAGCGGGTGGCTATGAACTACGAGCCGCGAGGCGGGGCATACGACACCGCGTATATCGCACAAGGCATGATCCCCATCGACCAGGCTGCAAGTGACTTGAGTGGCGAGGATCAGCTCGGTGACATATGACCGCAGACGATTTGCATATCATTCACACGCTCGTCATGGCACGCTTCCCGAAGCTGCCCACCGAACGTGGCTGCATAACGGAGAAGCGCATGCGGGACGCAGCACGCGAAGCATACCGGACAAGATTGATCAATGACATCACGGCAAAGAAGATCGTACTGGAGGAGATGGCACCAGCTTCTAAAGAAGCATGAGGATGCTGGGCTGCCGCGTGTTCAGCGTGCTTTGACCAAGCAGGCCGAGCAATTCATTGCCGAAGCCGAGCGCATCGGCTTTGACCGCGCTTTTCAGCAGTTCACACTCTTGGATGAAAATCTACTCACCGCAATTAGTAAACTGCACAAGGACACAGCGATGCAGTTCGGTCGGCTGACCAATCAGCAACTGAAGCGCGGTCAGAAGGTCTCATTCTTCAACGCGAACTTCCTACTGACCATCACCGAACTGCTGACGCGTCAGGCTCTTGATCTGCTCTCTCTGATTGAGGCAACCACCAAGGAACGCATCCTTGACATCCTTGTGCAAAGCACGCAAGAGCGGTGGGGTTTCGCAGAGATTGCCCGCCGCATCACGCCGGAGGTCGCATCACCGGCCCGAGCTCTGACGATCACCCGGACCGAGAGCAACCGAGCGGCCAACCTCGCCGCCATCGAAGCAGCGAGGCTGCAAGACTACGAGGTGACGAAGGAGTGGATATCTGCCATCGACTTCCGCACGCGCCGGTTCAGCGAGAAGGATCAGTACGACCATGCGCAGATCGATGGCCGCGTCATTGAACTCGATCAGCCATTTACGCAACTTGGCCGCACGAACGGCATCACTGCCATCGCTGACTACCCACTCGACCCGGCAGCCCCTGCCGCTTTTACGATAAATTGCAGATGCGTTCTCGGATTTGAAAACAAGCGAGACGCACAAGGTCGCCTAATACCCAAAAGACGATAACATGCCAGTCGAAAAATGTAGCAACGGCAAATGGCGCATAGGTGATGGTGAATGTGTTTACACCACCGAACGAGCGGCAAACCGAGCATACCGCGCATATCTTGCCATCGAAGGCGAAAGCGCAGAAGAACACGAAGAGAAGGCAGATGCCAACCGCATCAGCTTCGACTTCGATGACACGCTTGAGTACACACGCGTGCAGGCCATTGCCAAGCGGTACATGGCAGAAGGCAAGACGGTGTATGTCATCACCCGCCGGCAGTCCGAAGATAGCACGGAGGTGTATGAGGTCACCGATGAACTCGGCATACCACGTAGGCGCGTCATCTTCACCAATGGGCAGATGAAATGGGAGACCGTTCAGCGTTTGAACATCGGCCATCACTACGACAACAACGAAGATGAGATCAGGCTGATCCGTGAGAACACCGATGCACGCGCCACGCTCGTCAATGAGGATGAGATGGAGGATTACGAAGACCCGGAAAGTGACGAAGAAGCAGATGACAATGACAATGACGATGAAATGAAGCACATCGTCAATGCCATCATGCAGAAGGAAGAGACCTACAACGACTACCCTGAAGCGGCCACTAACAACGCACGGCGTGCCTTGAAGTGGAAGGAAGAGAATGGGTCATCGTGCGGCACGGCCGTCGGGTGGACACGCGCCAATCAACTCGCCAACCGCGAACGACTGAGCCGTGACACCATCGCCAGGATGGCATCCTTCAAGCGGCATCAACAGAACAAGGATGTGCCGTACAGCGAAGGGTGCGGAGGGCTGATGTGGGATGCCTGGGGAGGCGATGCAGGCATAAACTGGGCTATTCGTAAATTGCAGCAGATTGACGAGAAAAAAACAAGCATGATCTACGGATATAAGCGCATGACGCAGGAAGTGAAGGATGTCGATGCCAAGAAGGGCATCGTCACTGGGTACTTCAGCGCGTTCAACATAAAAGACTCCGATGGTGACATCATCGTCCCAGGTGCATTTCAAAAGTCACTCAATGAGTGGTTCCCGAAGGGGCGCATCAAACACCTCCTGAACCATGACCCGCGCCAACCGATCGGCAAGTTGATGGAACTCAAAGAGGATTCTTACGGCCTCTACTATGAAAGCAAAATCGGTACGCACAACCTTGGTCGCGACTTTATCAAGATGGTAGAGAGCGACCTGGTAAAAGAGCATTCCATCGGCTTCAACGTGAAGGGCAGTCGCAAGGGCAAAGAGGCCACTGAACTCTATGACGTAGTTTTGTATGAAGGAAGTTCTTTGACGAGCTGGGGAGCAAATGAATACACTCCTATGCTCGGACTGAAAAGTATGGATGCAAGGATCGAAAGGGTCAAGAAACTTGAGAAGTTCATCAAGCACACTGATGCGACTGATGAAACCATCGAGCTTCTGATGCTCGAAATCAAGCAGCTGAATCAACTCATCGAGGACTTGAGTAGTCAGTCGGCAGCCGAAGAGGCACCGGCAGAGCCAAAGGTCGAAAGCGAAGATGTTGCGCAAAAAGCTGCCACTGCACTCGATATTTTGCTATTAAAACATTTCTAAACAATTTTTACAATCGTACCCAAATGGAAGTAAAAGACATCGTTAGCGCGCTTGATCCGAAGCTCGCTGAAATCAAATCCCAGGTGAGCGCAGAAGTCGCCGCACTGGAAGCAAAGCATGCCGCAAATGTGGCACAACTGAACGAAGATGCCCAGAAGAAGGGCGAGACCCTCGGCGAACTGCGTGAGAAGATCAACGGCCTGATCGCTGCCAACGGCAAGATCAAGTCTGAAATGGAAGCCGATGCTTTTGGTGGTGACCGTCAGAAGTCGCTGAAGGCTGGCATCATGGACATCGTGGCCGCAAACTTCGACGCCATCAAGTCTGAGACTCCTTTCAACTCCTCAAAGGCAGTTGGCACGATGACACTCGGTAACAACCTGACCGGCACAAGCCAAATCAGCTACACCGACAATCCCATCCTGCGCAGCTTCTTCAGCCCGCACCTCTACAACATCTTCCGCATCATCCCGACTGCCACCGGCAACGTCACCTTCCCCCGCGGAAACGCTGCCATCGGTGAAGGTTCGTTCGGCACGCAGACTGAAGGCTCTGCAAAGGCTCAGGTCGATTACGATGTAACGATGGTCAACACCTCCGTTCCGTTCGTAGCTGGTTACGCCAAGGTATCCCGTCAGATGCTGCAGGATCTGCCTTTCCTTCAGGCTTACCTCTCTCAGAGCCTGCTTGAGGATTGGAACCGTGCCATCAACAACAGCTTCATGTCAACGATCACCGCTTCTGCAACCGCCGGCAGCACCTCTGCCACTCCGGTCGCTGAGCGCGTCATTGACTATGTTGCCCAGCACCTGGCACTCGGTCTCGGTCAGCCGAACGTTATCCTGACCACGCATGCCGTGTGGGCTTCCGTCCTGAAGACGCAGCCGACCAACGGCTCTTACGGTGTACCGGGTGGCATCACCATCGGTGCACAGGGTGAGACCCGCATCGTTGGCATCCCTCTGGTACCTCACAGCCAAATCGTGAGTGGCAAGATATATGTCATGAACACCGATGCGTTCGCCATCGCTCAAGCCTCAGGCCTTGCTGTTCGCAGCACTGAGACCGATCAGGATGATTTCGTGAAGAACCTGGTGACCTACCGCGCTGAAGCCCGTGTTGCTCTGCTTTCCTTCCAGCCTACAGCTGCGATCTACGGAAGCGCGAGCTAATCTGTACCTCTGATATAAAAAGGGAGTGGAGCCATGTGCTCTGCTCCCTTCTTTGCTTGAACACAAAACACACAACATGCCCATCGGCTCATACTCTTCCTTCCGCGACATCATGCGTCAGGTCTTGATGTACAACCCGCGCACCGTGCTTGACCTCGGCATCGGACACGGCATCAATGGCGCCGGCATACGCAACTGGCTCAATGTCGGCATCAAAGAAAACTACAGACATACAACGGTCGTAGGCGTCGAAGGATTCCGTGAGTATCATTCACCTTTATGGGATTGCTACAATCTCGTTCACATATCTACGATTCAAGATTATCTTGAGCAGAGCGATGCGAAGTATGATTGTGTTCTCATGACTGATGTACTTGAGCATTTCGACAAGGACGAAGGGAATGCAGTGATCAGCAAGATCGTCAACGATGTGCTGAATCCCGGCGGCATCCTGCTGATCAGCACGCCGGCAGTCTGGATTGAGCAGGGCGCAGCCTACGGCAATGAACTTGAGACGCACCGCAGTCTTTGGCACTTCACCGACTTCATCGCCATGCCGGGCGTTGAGATCATAAAAGATGGGCGCGAGGATGATATGGGCTACAAGATGATTGTGGTAAAAATCACCAAGCTATGAAGTTGCTGAACTCCATTCATCTATACCCTCCGCAACACACATGCGGGGCGGAATACATGGCTCATTGGATCAACAAGGACATCAAGGCCAACGGCGGCGATGTGCGTGTGCTTCTGCATCAGGCGCGCCACTACCGCATCAACTCGATGTACACATATGACGGCATAGATGTCTTCCCGCCGGAGGACATGGTCATTGAGAGGCTCATCGGATGGAGCGATGCGATGATGACCCATCTTGACTATACAGATTGGACAATCGGCATTGCACAAGTGTACAAACGTCCACTCTTCCATCTGATTCACAATACCAGCACCTACAACCGCATCGTGTGGGCAGATAGCCCGCAGTATATCATCTACAACAGCGAATGGGCAAAGGAGCAGTTAAACTATGACCATCCGAGCATCGTGGTGACTCCCCCATGTGATTGGCGGCACTACGATACGAATATCGACCCATCATACAACGAAGCGATCACGCTGATCAACCTGGATGAGAACAAGGGCGGCCACATCCTTCGGCAAATCGCTGAAGCACTACCGCATCGCAAGTTTATCGGTGTAATGGGCAGTTACTCAGAACCGGCAGACAAAGGTCAGCACACGAACCAACCGCCGAACGTGACCGTGCTTCCAAAGACTCCCACCATCAAGGACGTCTATGCCAAGACACGTATCCTGATCATGCCATCAAAGTACGAGTCATGGGGCAGGACAGCCACGGAGGCGATGTGTTCAGGCATCCCGGTCATTTCCTCCGGGACACCGGGCTTGCGTGAGAATTGCGGCAAGGCAGGGCTTTACGTTGAACGTGAAAACATCAAGCAATGGGTTGATCAGATCGAGCGATTATTCAATGCCAAAGCCTACGAGAAGGCGAGCAAAGCAGCGAAGATACGCAGCCGTGAACTCGACCCGATGGCATCCTTGGAGA